CTAAAGCACAATTTGGTTCTCCAGAAGGTGGAACTATCGACTTTATTGAGCGTACTTTAGACGAGCAAAAAGAAATTAAGAAAACTCAAGAGGCTCTTTCTCGAAGTCAAGAGCTTCATAATAAGATTAACGATAATCTATACGGAGTTATAGATGAGATCGGGTTTAATCGAATCAGTATTGACTATAATAATATTGAAAAGTCTGTATCTGCTCTAAGAATTGATGAATTTACTACGCCTGGTGAGATCTTACATTCATCTAAGATTCTTCTACATCAGATTGATTGCCATGATCCCGCTAAAAATCACAAAGATTATATTAAATATTATTCTCAGGCTAAAAACCGGCAACATACTTTTGAAACAGGACTAAGCACAGGTCTTATTTCTGAGTTTGATCTAGATGAACTAATCCATCATTATTATTTCGTATATCGACTTTTACATAAGGTTGTATATTCCGAACCAGTTGTTATCGATGTTAAAGAGTCCGGCTATTGGGGATGGTTTAAACCATATTTCATTAATACCAGCCAGAAAGAAACTCATGTAGAAAAGGGCTATGTTTAAAGTATAGTATAAATTGTTATATATTTGATTATGGCAGCACCCGCTTTAAGACCGTTAACTAATTCTCAATATAAAGTAAGTATCAGTAACGTCCCCGGTGGTCCGCATTATTTCACCAACTTCTCTGGTATTAAAGATAATGCTCAGACCTCTACATACGCTGATGGTCAGAGTAATATTATCTACAACCTAAGAGGTCCAAGACAATTACAACAGGTAACCATGAGCGTTCCTTTCGATCCAGTAGAGCATAAAGCTCTTGTAGATTGGTGGAAACAATATACCTGCGAATCTGTAACCATTCAAATAGATGTTGTAGATTGTAACGCAAATATTGAAACAGGAGAGAGACAATTTCAGATCACTATTACTGATGCTCAAGTAACACAGTTAAACTTTGCACAAGTAGACAGAACTTCCTCTAATGTTTCGATGCTTGAGTTGGGATTTGTTGCGCACGAATTCACTATTAACTAATAAATTTGGAGATCAGATTGTTAGCATACTCGCAATGATAGATAAAAGCATCTATATATTGTTTAGGTTTTTCTGATTCGTCTAGAATAGAAGATAGATCTTGGGTTAATATAGAGGTTTCTTGTCCCCAAGCATCTAAAAGATAGGATATTGCTCGATTGTAATTGTTTAAAGAAAGATATTCTCCTCCAAGAAGATGCCATTGATCCCCGCACCAAACCATTATTGCTCTGTTTGATAAGGCGATCATTTCACCAATTTCTGCAGTCTTTGGTAAGGTATTATTATTCATCTGTAGATTCAGTGGATTCATATAAAGAGTCAACCGCTACTTTTAAGCGATCAAGTGCCATTTCTAATAATGAGGCGTTTCCCGAAGATTTTGCAATAGCATAAGCGTCAATAAGTTCGGCAAGTTTATTTTTATCTACCATTTTAAATCAGTGTATTTAGTAAGAAAACCTAAGTTAAGTTGTTTTCAACTCACCGAAGCATTTTTCGATGAGCAAACTCCACTTATACTTAGATTTAAACTAAATACAAGAATTTGTACTGATTATATCCAAGTATTTTTAGAAAAATATTCGGGGAGTGCGACCTTAGACACTCATTATACTCTATATCCTTATTCTGGTGTAGGAATAAATAAGAGTCTAAATAATGACCTGGACTCATTAAATTTTCTTCTAGACGGAAATACTGGGATTTTTGATTTATATTTTAGTCCAGTTGTGGATTTGAATCAAAAACAAAGTGTTGAATTGATTTTAAAAATAAAAGAAAGCAAGGACTATATAGTACAAAAAGAATTTATAAGGCTAGAATTTAATTCTTCTAGAAAAATCTTAGTTGGTGATGACTTTTTTTTGAATGGTTTGACCATTAGAACGGTTTAAATATGTCTGATTTAGAAAGATTAATTTCAAATTATATCGCTTATAATCCTAGGAGAATTTATTCCTTAGATGATTATGTTTTAAGATATCATAATTCATTTGAAACTCTTTGTAGATATAAATGTATAAAAAATAAAACAACCAAAGAATTTAAAGCAGATGATTGGGAGACCGTTGAGTGTGTATCAACAGGAATTTTTTCTATACGTTATCAAAAGGCTTCTTATTTGGGAGATTGTGCGAAGAATATTACGTACTCAATTAGAAAAAATCCAGAAAGGTTTGTACCATTTTTGCCGCGCTTAGAAGACGTATTTTTTGATAATGTAACTTTTTTACCATGACAAATTTTAATCTTGATGAATTTAAAATTCCAGTTATATCTGGGATTAATGATATTCCGATTCCTCCAAATTTTAATGGTAATGGTAAAGGAAATAATGGTGCCTACTATGTAGATAAGCATAACAAACTTGTAGATTTACTATCGTTTTTAGATACAGGAGGAAGAGATAGTATTGAAAATTTTCAAATAAATGAACAGTCTAAAGCTTTAGACCTATATGTCGGAGATAATAATTCTTCCTTATTAGAATTTACTTTTAATATTGTAGGTTTAAATTCTACCTCTTCGGTAGTTGTAAATCTTTATTCTGGAATAAATAATTCAGAAGATCTATTTTTAGTTGCCTCTAATATTCAATCAGGATATACTTATAATCTAATAACATCATCTTATGAGGCAGAAACAAAAATTTATTGGAGAGTAGTATTAATTATAGATGGAACTACTACTATTAATTCCGAGTTTGTAGTAACTAATTTAAAACGTCCCATAATTGCGGGGAGTTCCACTCTAAATTCTTTAACGAGTAATACAGACCTAAATTTTTCCTCATTAACCCCGACTTGGGAGATTGATACCATCTTTCAAGTCCCAGAATTCCTTGAAAATAGATATATATATCTATTCTCACCGGTAAAAATAAAAGGAATAAGAATATCAACCAGTTCTATAGAAGTACCCACACAAGAAAATTCAAATATTTCTATTTCTTCTGGAGGGTCTCTTTTACAAGGATATTATCTTTATCGTAGTTTTTTTTCTACTAGAGGAGATTTTTCTTTTGAAATTATCTTCTAACTTGTTTAAAGATAATTGAGTCTAGATTTTAATAGAAAGAAGATTCTAGACTCAATGTATTTCAGAAACTCAATATATCCCCCCAGAAGTTTAAACAGAGGTTAAGACCTTTGGGGGTAATTTGTCGTATTTATTTTTAGCAACCCAATGGCCAAATTAACTCGTAGACAGAAATTACAGACCAAACAGGCCGCTCAATTTATAAAAGATGGAGTTCCAGATAGAAAATATTTTGATAATAAGAGATTATTCGCCCGTAATTACTCCCAAGAAGATGCACTAGATTCTTTGAGAAAAAATACCCTAACGATACTAACAGGCCCACCAGGTACAGCAAAAACTCTATTATCAGTTTATGTAGCCGTAGAATTCTTAGAAAACCGAGAGATAGATAAAATCTACTATGTAAAACCGATTGTAGATATAGTGGGAGAGCAAGGACTAGGGTTTTTACCAGGAGAAGTAAAAGATAAAATAGGACCCCACATCTCTCCGATAAAAGATGCTCTGGGGGTATTTATGCCTCCTGCTAAAGCTGATTACTTACTTGATAAAAAAATTATAGAATTTTTACCTATTGAACATCTTAGGGGTCGAAGTTTAAATAACTGTTTTGTAATTGCCGATGAGATGCAAAACGCGATTCCTTCTTCGGTTTTAACTATACTAACTAGGTTGGGTTCTAACTCAAGAGCCAGTTTAATTGGTGATTCTGTTCAACGAGATTTAAGTGCTAAATATGGATACGATGGATTAACAGATGCTACAAATCGTCTTAAAGGATTAGATGACGTTGGAGTTATTAATTTTACCGCAGATGATATATGTCGCAGTGGATTTGTTAGGTCTGTAATTTATCGGTATTCTGACCTCTATTAATTAACTAAAAAGGCCCAGACTTAAATTGCTTAAACCTGTTTAAAGTTCAATATAATTTGAGCTTTTAGTATGACAATGCAGCCTGGGTCTTTAAGATATAATTTGCCTACTAATGATTTTTCAATGGTTATGTGCAAGAAAACCTTACGATAGAAATAGGGCAAAATGGGTAGTAACGACAAACTGAAATATCCCCTAGATTTTCTAAATAAGTTTATTTGTGGCAACACAGTGGATGTAATGAAGCAAATTCCTGATGGCAGTATTGAACTGGTCGTAACTTCACCACCCTACAACCTGAAAAACTCTACTGGTAACGGTATGAAGGACGGTAGAGGTGGTAAGTGGTCAAATGCTGCCTTAATAAATGGCTACTCACATTACAACGATAATATGCCGCACGATGAATATGTCGAATGGCAACGGGCATGTTTGACAGAAATGTTGCGAATAATCCCTGAAAATGGAGCTATTTTTTATAACCATAAATGGAGGGTTCAAGCAGGATTGCTACAAGATAGAAATGATATTGTTTCTGGTTTTCCGGTTCGTCAAATTATAATTTGGCGAAGGAAAGGGGGAATAAATTTTAATCCAGGATACTTTCTCCCTACATACGAGGTTATTTACTTAATAGCAAAACCAAAATTCAAACTTGCAAAAAAAGCAAATGCGCATGGTGATATATGGGAATTTGGTCAAGAAAGTAAAAATAAACACCCTGCACCATTTCCTGTTGAGTTAATTGAGAGAATCATATCATCAACTAACGCTGATATTGTTTTAGACCCTTTTATGGGTTCTGGTACTACTGCATTGGCGGCAAGTAATCTTGGTAGGCAATATGTTGGCATAGATATTTCACCTGAATATTGTGAAATGGCAGAAAATCGTATTTCTAATCCAACATCAGTTACAAGGGAAAAGGCAATGACCCAAAATGAAACACAGCAATCACGGAACAAAATTCCGATTGAGAAGTGAAGCGCTTATCAACTTATATAAAGAAGCTATAGCGTACTAGCACATAACAAGGCGCTGTACTCGGACGGCAATTCCACTGTGCTCCATTGCCGCCGGTGAGCTTGAACGTTAGACGGCTTCAGCTTGATGGTGAGGGCAGAAGCTTAGAGGTTATCTGCAAGAATCTAGGTCAAGTTATTGTGAAAATTATTGCAGCGCCCTGAAATTAGAGCTATTAATTAACTAAAAAGGCCCAGACTTAAATTGCTTAAACCTGTTTAAAGTTCAATATAATTTGAGCTTTTAGTATGACAATGCAGCCTGGGTCTTTAAGATATAATCTGCCTACTAATGATTTTTCAATAAATCCTACAGGGACTGATGATGGGTGGACTCCATTATATCTTTCTTCAGATGCAGAAAATTTGACTAAGATTGATTTAGAGTCTTGGGCAGAAAAGCTCGGTGGACAAAATCAAAGCAAATTATATGTAGATAATAGTAGTCCTCTTGCTTCTGATTCTAAAAATAATAGGGGAAATTCTAAATTACGTCCGTTTAAAACTATAGAGAGGGCGTTAGCAGAAGCAGCAAGAGTCTCATTTAAGAAAAATCCCCTGAACTCGTCGATACAAAATGATATTTATGAAAGAATATCTATCAACGTGGCCCCTGGAGAATACAATGTTCAAAATGGTCCAAGGTCTGAATTAAATATTTTTTCCTATTACGATGATTATTTAAACGCATCATATTTAATTTCAATAAATAAAGAGAGCGCAGTTGAGACTCTTTCTCTTACAGATAATAATTTAAAATTAGATATAGAATATTTTGTAAATTCTTTGATAAAAGATTTAAAATCAGGGGGAAACGAATATAGTTTAAAATTTGCCAAATCCCTAATTACTCTAGATTCTAATATTATAGTAGAAGATTCCAATAGTCCCCCTCAAAATTATTTTATAAGCCGATATTCAGACGCCAATTTAAGAACCAGTTTTAACGCGATTCTAACTACAGATTTAAAAAATAATTTATATAACGCAATTGAAAATAACGGAGAAGAAACAGATTTTAGTATAAATATTGTAGGAGCACCATTAGATGATATAAAAGAAGAAATCGAAACATTAATTAATATTGTTAGTGATACACTCATCTGTGCAATCGATCCTCGTGACCCCCTGCTTACGAACTTTGGAAGGTATAATATAACAAGTTTTCCTATAGAAGAACCAACTCCGGCGGATTTACAAAGATTTAATTCTTTAAATAAGACTGGAATTATTTTACCACGGGGAGTTAGTATTGTAGGAGACGATCTTCGAAAAGTAATAATTCGACCCACTTATGTTCCAGACCCTGGAAATAATCTTGAGGGTAGAGGCGCTATTTTTAGAATGACTGGAGGAAACTTTTTTAGTGGATTTACTATAAAAGATCATACCGAATTTAAAGAATCTCATCATAAACTTTCTGCGTTTGAATTCTGTACAAAGGTTGATCTTGAAGACTATTATACTCAAATAAATACAGCATTTTCTGACGGTTCCATTTATTCACGGGCTTTATTTTCTTCAAGAATAATTGAGGAAAACGAGGATTGGATAGAACAACAAACAATATTAAATACAAATTATATACAGGGTTTAACGTATTCTTTAATATTTGAGACTGAAATTCATAGTCTATTAGTAAGCATTCAAAAAGATCTTAAAGCTTTAACAAATAAAAATGTTTTTTCTTGGGGGTCTAGATTCTATAATGAGCACATTTTATCTATTTCTAGTAATATAGAAAGACAAGAGGCTGTTTTTTATTATAAGTCTCAAATAGACACTGTATATTTTTATATAATCAAATCAATCATTAATTCGGGGAAGTATGTAGACTTAGACAATATCGAGTCAAGGATCGAAGAATTTACTTTAAATGGAATTACTTTTGAAGGAAGAAATGCTGACATCCAAGCAGCCATCTTTATTTATATCGCTATTATAAAAGACTTAATAGAAGGACTACCACCGATTCAAACAGAGTTTTCTACAAACTATTCTGATGATGATATCGAAGTAATAAATGAGGAAGTAAGCATTGTACTAGGTCTAACAACGCCGATTGAAGATAGTATTTTTTCTCCAGAACAATTAAATAGTGTAAGGGGTTGTAGTCCATATATTTTTAGTGCCTCTTTAAGGTCTCAGTTTGGACTTTGTGGTATTGACGGAGATGGAGATGAAGTAAACGGATTAAGATCTTATTTAGCTGCACAATTTACGATAATTAGTTTACAAAATGACCCCAACGCCTTTATTATAGACGTAAACGAGGTGGGGGGAAAAAAATATAAGGAAGATTGGAAGCATTTTGGATATAAAGTAAATAATAGGGCTTATTCCCAGTTAGTAAGTTGTTTTTGTATTGGACCTGCTATTCATTATATTGCTGAGGGAGGAGCAGAATTTTCAATTACAAATAGTACTTCTAATTTTGGAGATATATCGTTATATTCTCAGGGGTTTATAGATAATAAGAATGGAGGAGGAGCCTACCCGCAAGACCAGGGATTTAATCTAGTAGGAATAAGAAAGCCAAAACCATTGCCTTCAACTCCTGAAGACGCAGAAGCTTTTTATATCGGATATCTAAAAGAAAATGGAACAACTTTAACAGATTCTAACAATGATTTGGGAACGGGGACTATTACTCTTACCAGTGAAGTTAGAAACTATGGATACACTCTTATCGGTTCAATTATTAGAATAGACAACTCAGTAAGCCAGTTAGAAACAAAAGCACGAATAAATAATATTAATACAAATTTAACTACGGGGGAAACTGTTCTAGATGTACAATATCTTACTCAGTATAGTACTACTTGGAATAATAATGCGGGAAATAACTTTGTATTTGGAATCACAGGAAAACCCATTTATATACGAAGATTTGTAGATAGAAGAGAAGAAAAAGATAAATTTTACTACTTTTTAATCGAAAAACCAGATTCTTCTGAAGATATCAAACGTGAACCAATAACAAATTATATACTTAGAAAGGGTGGAGTTTTAGATGAAGCGTCTCAACCGTTTAAAAATGAGAAAGATAAATTATTTTATATTTCGAGACTCTTAAATACCGAAACTGAAAGTAATTACGAATGTTTATTCTCTTCTGGATACTCAAATGATGACAAAAAAATTCGCTATTATGATGATATTGTCGAAGATTCAATTCTTGGAGAAATTCTAGATATAGATCCTGAAGATGCTCCAGATTTCAATTCCTACAGCCTTTCAAATAATCTTTTACATAAAGAAGATTTATATAAAATATTAGTATTATATTTGGGACAATCTGGTGCAAACGCTCTATTACCCAGTCTAGACCTAACTCCAAATAGAGATTTATTGTTTGCTAATACACTTTTAGCTGAATTTAATAAACCAAGTGTCATTCGTTGTTCTGGTCATACTTGGGAATATGTAGGTTATTTAAATTATGATAGCTCAATTCCTCAGTTTCAAACCAAAAATATAAACGATAATAAGATTAAACTTTTAAAAGCACAAACCGAACTTGCTGCTGGCAAGATATATGCAACAGGGATGGATGAAGAAGGAAATCAATATATTGGAAATAGAATATTAGATTTAAAGACTGGGGAAGAGACTCTTGTAGGGCGAGGAGATTCTGATCCATTTGAGCAGCAGAATATAACCGTTTTTAAAAATCTAACCGTATTAGAACAACTTACTTCAAGAGGAAATTTAGATGCAGAAAAAATAAAAGTCGAAACTACTATAGAAGCAGAAACCGCAACAATAACGGAGGGACTGGAAGCAAAAGAGATAGAAGTAACTGAGTCCTTAACAGTTATTGAAAACATAAATTGTAATAATAATTTAAACGTAACAGAAGATATTAGTGCCAAAAATATAGAAATTAGTGGTGACGTCGCTGGTAATACAGCTAGTATTACGGGGCTATTAGATGCGGGAACGTTACAAGTAATCGGAGATATCACTTCACTAAATGGAAATATAAGTGCAAATAATGTATCAGTGGGAAATCAACTTATTCTTAGCGGTGCGGTTGGACGGCAAATCGTAATCGATGAAAATACAAGTTTTTCTGGGTCTTTTGATACATCTTCTCAAATTTATTCAACTTCAACAAAACCGGGTCTTATTCAAATTTCTAAACAAGAAGATTTTGAAGTTTCGATAAAAAACGATGTTGCGGCAACTCCTCTTCAAATTAAAACATATTTAAATCAAAAATTCACCAAAAGAACTACTTTTGGTACTGTAAATATCGCCGTACCAAGCTCAATAGTGCCTGTTAGAATTCCCTGCCCAGTAAAAGGGAGAATAGTTAGACTAATGGGCGCCGGCAATGAAAGGGGAAGTCTTAATTTAGAAATAGTAATAGGTAAGACTAGAAATGGTAGTTATAGTCTTGATTATCCCTTTCATTCAGCGGGACAATTTATACAAATAAATGAAGTTGTAGATGCAAACGGAATTCCAAACCCGAGCGCATATACTACTATTGGCGTAACGAATACAAATGCTGCGGAATTTGAGGATAGCGATATGATTCAGTTGAATTTTCATGAATTAAATGGTATTCCGGTATCAGATTGCAGAGAGTTTCATGCATCTTTGGTTATAGAAATAGACGACGATTATGATTTTATTTAATATTAATGAGTCCCCTGGCATTTGTCACCGTATTAATAATCCTGGTAATGTACAATTTGATTTAAACGCCAGTTTAGATATGGGTAATTATTTCAGTGGAGCTAACAATTTTGGAATTCAAGATAGTGGTTCTTTCACTAATAATATAAATATCGAATCGCATATAAATGAAACTCCTGTTGCTTCTTTTAATCTTAATGATTTTTATGGAACATTTTTAACAGTTCCCGACTTTTTCTTAGACGATCTTGCGTTTACAGTTAGGTCTGATTTTAGTTTAGTAGATAATGTAGTAATATCAGAAGGGAATAGACAAATAACTTTTCCTTCAGGAGCTCCGGTTATGGTAGCCAAACCTATAACCGCTTTTGGCTCGATGGAGGAGCATTGGGATACAACGATTATTACTCCCAGTGGAACATTTGTAATACCGAGATGGGATGGATTTGATGGAGGTAATTCTCCTAAGCCGTTATTGCTGAATGAAATTTATAGAATGAACGCAGAAATCGACATTCCCATTTTTGACTATGACACATTGAATTTTACAAGTTTAAAAGAAAGAGGATTTGTAAATCCCGCTAATGAGGATATTGTAGAGTTTAAATTAGTACATATTCGCTTTGGTGGAGGTGGGGTTAGACTTTTTATAGATATTAGTCCCTGTTAAAAACAGAATTCTGTGGTTCTCCAACAACCCTGTTTAAAGGCTAATATAACAAAAGATTTTTAGCTCATGGTTGTATTAAATAAAAAACTAAAACGGTCTATTGGAATCACATTTTCTTATAAAGAATTTTTTGCCGAGTTCCTAGAAGACCTTAGAACTAACGTGCAAGTTATAGAAATTCTAGACTCATCTCAAGAAGCCAAACTCTTATCACTTATCACTAAATATAATAACTGCGGGCCTTCTATGGGATTTAGTACAAAGCAGTATGCATATGAAGCTCTAGAATTAGTGTGCAATGCTCTGTCTGAAGATGCCTCTATTCCCGAAGCGGATAAATTGGCTCTTAGTAGCGGAGTTTTAAACGTTGCCCGCTATGTGGGTATTACCGGAGAAGAAGATTATCATTTTCAAGTAGCAACCTATAATCTCTCTGAAACTATCTCTAGAATCATTGGAGAAACAGTTCCTATTGTCCCCGTACAATCTACAGCGTTCGGTGGCATTGTAACCTTTACAGTGTTCGATGGTGGCTCTGGATATACGAATGGGGTTGAAACTGCACTTGAGTTAACTAGTACAGAAGTAGATGACAGTGAGGTTGCAACAGTAGAATTAGATATCGTTGGAGGCTCTGTTGAATTAGGGGAGTTTACTACTCTGACTTCGGGCTCCGGCTTCTATGTTGGTCAGATTGTAACTCTAGAAGACCCATCTGTTAATGGATTAGATACTCCCGCGTTAGCAATTGTAGATAGTATTGTCTAAATTAGATGGTATCATTAAACGGCAATCGGTTATATAGATGCAGAGCCAAGGTTTTGTATAAGTTTTTCAACACCAATCTAGGGGTGGTTTTTGACGAAAAATATATTCAAGATCTTAGTATTAGTCTTGGTTGGGATCCCAATAATGCGTCCATGAACTCAGAGACTACTCAAAGTGCTAATGGTATTATGAGTTTTACCGGCTCGGGTAATACTTGTAATGTAACAATAACCGACCCGTTTTTCACTGGAGTTACATGGCCAGCTCTCTTGGATGTCGCTGGCGCAGCTATTGGAAATCGTTCTTATCAAAGTGGAAAAGCGGATGGAAGAGATGGCATTCTAAGAAGAAAATGTAATGAGGGAGAAACCCCTGAGCAAAATGATTGTTGGGATTATGAACTAATTGATATTGCAAATTGGATTCCTACTAATAATGCTAATGCTCAAATATCAAATACTAGGGGGCAATATGATCAGCCGGCAATGATAATGATCAGTCTATGGTATGAAGCATATAATGGATATACCTTTGGAACAGATTATTTATTTCGGTTGAGCGGGTCGAGTGCAGGACACGGTAAAGAGTATCCTTCCGTTACTTTAAATGGGCAAGGCAATTTCGGAATCACTTTTCAAGATCGACTTGTTAATGTGTCGATTGATAATGAGCTGGAAGTGGAGAAAGCTCTAGCGGAGCTCGCTGCCAGAAATGATTTTAATATGGAATTTTGCGTAGCAGACTATGATAATCCTGACAGACTTGATAGAAGAGTTTTAAAAAGCAATATAACTATTAAACAACTTTTAGATGATATTGTTAAAAATAAAAGAGGAGGAAACTATCTAAGTCTGCCTACTAAGGATATGTACAATACTCTTCATGTTTGTACACGTGCAGATACTTGGCCGGGATGCTCAGTCTTTTATTTAGGAAAACCTCTTTACGAGGGGTTTAAGGTTTCGGCCGTTATTGATTCCAGTATGGTCGGAAGAAATCTAGAATATGGACAAAATGTAGATGGCACAAGCAGAGCAGATGGTGGATCGGATTATCTGCCAAGTTTAGATCAAAAGGATTCAGTATGGGAAGTAATCTTACCAAAAGAAAAAAATATACATGAAATTAAATCTGTTAAATATAGTAATAAAATTCTAGATATAGAGTTTAAAGATTCTCAAACTTCAAATCCTATTCGAGGAACTTGGGAGGGGTTTAAGTCCACACGAGATAAATACTTTACGAGCTACAACGAAAAAGTATTAATCTTAGAGAAAAAAACTGATAAATTATTAGAAAAAAAGTCATATCAAAAAGTAAATCCAGGTTATATTGGAGAATTTGAAGAAAAAGCCGCTAGTATTATATTATCTGGAAGAATTACAGAAGTAAACGATCTTGCCGAAGGTAATGGAAAATCCATATCTGCTAGAACTGATTTTGTTCTATATCTTCGAGGCATGACTTCAAATTTAGTTAGTAAATTAAATATTTTTGCGGATCTGAGCCTCTTTGAAGCTGATTCAGGAATAGAAAAAGGATATGAAATAAAAATGGGAAGCGTTCTCGGTAAAACTGTCGAGTCTAAGAAACAGAATTTATCTTACTATGTTATATTACAAAACAGTAAAATTTTTATAGACCCGCTCGTTGCGTTTACCATGAGTGCTCCAGAAACTTATGACCCAGGAGTACCTAACGCCCCAGAAAGTGGAGTACCCACGAACGAAACAGCTCCTCTTGAGGGAGCAGCTGAATCTAAATTTGTTCCAAGTGGAGATATAACTCCCGAGCAACTCAAAAAAATTCCGAATAGTGCTCTTAAACCTCTACAGAATCTTATATCTTCTGGTGAAGGGGGTACGGAATCTATAAATGTTGTCAGAAGAGACTCAGAGGGAGTAAGGCGAGGCGGCAGTGCTTCTACGTTTAGTGCTCAATTTGGCAAATCTGCAGCAAGTACTAGTCTTGAGGAAATACGTAAACGCCAAAATCAAACTGGAACTGTAAATGGTCTAAAAGAGATCGGTGCTGTAGGATATCCTCAATTTATTGGAGATACTTTAAGAAGAGCTATTCAATATAGCGGATTGCCTCTTAGTACAAAATTCTCTAGGTCTACCCAGGATAGTTTATTAAAGTATCTTCTTTTTGTAAAAAGACCAGAGATTGGAGCTTATCTAGTGGGGGCAAGCGGTGCAACAAAAGAAGAAGCGGCTCAGGGTTTAGCAAGAGAATTTGCTTCTTTTTCGTTGACTTATGCTGAGGCCCCCGGCCCACAATTAAGAGCAAGCGGAACCGACCCCAAAACAACCGCAATGGAAGACCCAGACAAAAAGCGTCCTGCCGGTTCAAGTCTATACGCAGGAGTAGCAGGAAATCGAGCAAAAATATCCTCTAAAAAGGCTCAGGATGTTCTAACAACCGTAGCAAAAAATTTAAGAAATGCAAATATATCAACCTCGACAATAAATTATTTGGAGAGAGGAACCGGAGAAGGCGAAGAAGAAGATTCTACAGCCCCCTCTTTGCCGCGGTCTACAGCTTTATTAAAATTTAAATGGCCCATGAGTGGGTTAATTACTAGTCATAAAGGCCAAAGACGGGGGAGAATGCACGCGGGTATTGATATTAGTGCTCCAAATGGAACTGAGATATATGCCGCGGGTCCGGGCGTGGTGTCTCTCATTAGAAACGACGGCGGTGAAGGATATGGTCATTGGCTTGAAATCAAGCATGGAGATAGTAAATATTCTACACGTTACGCCCACCTAAGCGCTCCGCCATTAGTTTCTGTAGGGCAAATTGTCGGTCACGATACTCTTTTAGGATATAGTGGTAACTCTGGGCGGAGCACCGGCCCCCACCTTCATTTTGAAATTAGATTTGATAATACTCCTCTTTCTCCAGATGTAACTCATCAAAATACAACGAGTGTGGGCAGAGAATATCGAGTTACGCGTGGATCAGACACAAACTTACATCAGCCGGGTGATAATGTAAGAATAAATCTAGATGGAGTTTCAATAAGTCCAGGTGGACAATCAAATTCAAACACAGGGCAAAACGCTCCTGGGGGAGGAACAGGATTCAATATTGACACAGAATTTAAAGGAGTGCCAAGAGCCCTTAGGATTTTACCAAAATTTACAATTCTGAGTTTTGTAGGGCTGTATCAAGCATGGCTTAAATCTGATCGGCAGATTGGTATTGACCCAGGAGTTTGGTTGCCGGAATATTTTAAGAATTGGTTAATCAAAACTGTTCAATTCAATTGGGCCCAGGGGGATTTGCGAGTTAAAATAAATGCCTCGAGTGTTTTTGGAATAAATAATTCACAAATCGTTCCAAGCTGGGAGAGTTATTCTTATGACCTAAGTATTCGAGGGAAATATAGTAAGTATGTAGATTATATCAGAGCTTATGGAGATTTATGCTGGAATGATAACGGAAAACCGAGTTGTCATACTCGATGCGCGGTTACCGAAGAAATGATGTTAAATGGTACAGGAGACCCCACAATCTTGAGTTCGGCAAACGTATCTTCTATTCAGCCTTGCCAATTAGAGCCAGGAAAATTAAGTCTGAGTGATGAAGATCAAAGAATATTATTTCAGATTGTTGCCGCAGAGGCCACAGCAAAAGACGGAAAAATTGGTCATGCTCTAGTAGCTAGAGCCATTTTTAATAGAATATTATATACTGAGAAATTAGGAGCAAACTATGGTAGTAATGGGTCTAGTAAACTAAAAGATATAGTATATGCTGGAAATGGAGTACAATTTGAACCAGTAGGAAATGGCAGAATAGATGAAGACTTTTCAAGTAAGGCCTCTATAGTTTATGATGGTATTCAGTTAGCGTTTGATCATGAAGCTCTTATACAATTGGGTATAAATAAAGAAATTTTAGCTTCTCCGAACTTTGTAAATTTAAAATCTTATTCCAATGGCGATGCAAGTTGGTGGGGAGAAGCAGGAAATAAATATGGAGGACACTGGTTTGGCAGAGATTCTACCGCTAGAAGATGGACTCCCGATCAATCAATTCAAGAATTTTACAGTAAATTTGGTAAATGTACAAGAACAGGCCCAAGTGTCTCTGAATTCGTAGGGTGCCTTCCTCCTCCTTCAGGGGGATGGAGATATATTTCCAAAAAATCAAATAAAAATGATTGGAGTAATAGAGTATCAACCACCGAGAGAGTCAAGAAAATAGCATTAACAGCTGGACATAGAAATCTTAAAAAGGCGGGAGCCCCAGGTGAAAGAGACTATACCCCGATAGTGACTCTTGCTATAGCATCAGCACTGAGAAATGCGGGATATGAGGTTTCTTATTTAGACCCATCCAAATCTGATAAAATGTCCCTACAACAGGTTCTCCAGTGGTTGAAGGATAGAAAATCGGAGGGATTTTATGCAGTTGAAATACATTTGGATATTTATAACGGCCGCTCTGGAATCATACCTCCACTTAAAGAAATTACAATCTATGATCTCGCTCTATCCAAAGAATTTGGAGCTTTTAATTATAAATGGAGACCCGGTAAAATAGATGCTACTCAAAAATATAATGTCAGTATTCTTGAGGTTGCAGGAACAGAAATTATTGTTGAACAAAAAGGGGAAAATCCTACTCCTAAATCTGATGAAATTCGCAACGCCGCAGCTCAGGAGATTGCTAAAAGATTTGTATCAGCTTTATCATGTTAATTAAAGCATTTGCTGGACTATTAATCAATAGCCTTAGAAATAAACAAAAAGATATTGAGGCTATAGCAAATAAAGAACAGGCTATCTTGGAACTAAAAGAACGAGCACGAAGATATTTTTTGGCCCATGTGACCAAAACGGTAGCAGATGAGTATATAGAAAACTCAAAATCGTATATAAAATCCCTAGCATTGATGGAATTGGAGATAGATATACCTCCAAAGCAAGTACAAGATATACTATATCGATTTACCGATACTCTTGAAACTTTTGAAACCCAATTTGAGCAAAAAGTTCCAAATGCAATCTCCACTGAGACTATTTTAAAAACATTACCTCCCAGAGATAAAAAAATACTTGGGGGGAAAATGTCTACCTCTCAAATAAGTCCAAGCTTAGCCTTTATTAATAAAACCTTAGCTAAACCTGCTGAATATCAACCGTATTTGATTCGGGCTCATCAACAGAAACTTGTAGAGGCTGAGGCTCTAAAGATGTGGAATGATCTTCTTGAACGAAACTTTTAACTGAAACATCAACCGGAGCTCCATAAGTTGCGCCCTTACGAAGATTCGCCGCCGCTGTTGTCGGTTGGAGTTTAGCAACCATTAAATGGTAATCAAAAAATGATTCGGCTAGATTTGTATTTTTCAGATAACATTTAGTCCCTCTACACACTACTTCTAAAGATTCTAAATCCACTCGACTTTCTCTACACCAATCTTCTACGATGTTTTTAAAGGGATAGGCATGATCAATATGAAACTCTCCATGATCAAGACTTTCTTTAGTAATGGCGCATCGAATTTTGGGGCCGTTTTTATTTCTGATTTGTCTTTTAATCGAGCGTCTAAAGCTAGACATTTGCGGTTCAATTATTTGTCGCAGAGCTTGTAGAGCAAGTTTTTTATTTTCTTTATGAATACTTTCGGGAGTTTGAGGTTTAGGAAATACGGCATCTATTACTCGTGCTTTACCGATCCAAATCTCCCTAGAAGAATTAGGAGATATTAGTGCAATTCCTCTTACTTTGCGACCGTGAAATTTCTTCAAAACGGGTTTAAAGTAATAGTTTGGCCCTCGCGCCATTACCTTTTCCCAAGCTCCGTTACGAGAGGCTGCTTGTTGAAGAAATCGATGGTCTTTACCGCTAAATCGTGTGCCGATTCTTTGGGCAGATAATAATCTCCAATATTCCTCGAAAGATTTTTTATTATATTCTACGCCATCAATATAAACTGTTTCTTTTTTAGGCATTTTTGTCTTGCAATAAGTTTTGAATTAGTTGGTCAGCATACTCTTGCATTTCTTGTTTTGATACAAATCGGGAGTATTTTCGCAACATTGTTTTTACTGCTCTTTTCTTGACAAAATAATCGATCAAAAACTCCTCATCTTTAGAATCCAATTCTGAAATTCTATATAAAATCTCCTTATGGTTTTCAAAATAAACATCGAGCTGTTCATTAGAAGATGATAAGCTATTATTATAGCTTATATGATTAGATTCTTTCTCGATATTAGAACTAAATTTCATCGAGTAAGCACCTAGAGTAGCTTGTACTTTATCGATTGGAGCGTCAAGAAGTCGAGCTAAGTCTTTGGGTTTTAAATCTGGATTAGACCTTATATGCTTTCGCATTTTTAAATATAGGTCGGAATAAGATCTAGGAATTCTTATGAGTCTAGATCTATCACGAAGATAGTTGAGCATGTGATAATGTAAACATCTATTTACCCACGTAGAGAAGTTTGCACCCTTTTGAGGTTCCCATGTAGAATGAATTTTAACGATATATTCTCTGGCCGCATCGCGTAATTCCTCGATAGGAAGACCTGTAAAAGAGGAAATTTTTCTGGCAATTTGCTCAGCCTTCCACATTTGAGAGGCTATATCTTTATCTCTTTGTGTACGGGGTTTTAAACTACGAGTTTTAGTCATATTTATACAGACCCCCCGTTATATTTTTCAATGGCGGACAAAATAAAACTTTTTAATTCTGATTTTGATAAAATACCTTCGTTATTTATGCCTAACTGCTGAGAGCCACTATCAAAAACAACAAAATTGGGAGTGCCATCACAACCTTCAATGGCATCACATAAAGCCCAGTTATCTTGTAGTACATCCCATTCTCCAAAGCCAATTCCTAATTCAGGATTTTCTTCAGTGAGTTCATTAGCTGCTTCCACCCAAATAGGCTCCATTGCTGAGCAAGCTGCGCAGCCTTTTTGTTTAAGAAAAACTACGCGGTAGTTGAATTCCATAATATTAGTTATAATATAAACGTTTACTAGTTATATTTTACCAGACTACTATCTAAATCTGAGTCTTGATGCATGTTTTTCTGTGCCGCTAAGTTTAATTTTAGGTCTTGTTTTTACTGGGATTTCTTTGATTTTATGTCCAATGACCTTATTATAATCTTCAATTTCGTTGATTGTTTGCATTCTTCTTGATCCTGCAACGCCATACTCATCCTGTATTTGCGCTAGAGTGGGAGTTCCATCTGGATCAATAATTTTCACACCAAGTTCATCGCGGGCAACAACTATTCCATACACAAAAGCATCAACAAAATCATCATTCTTGATATAGGGAAAATTCATTAGCTCTTTAACCCGCTCATCAAAATCTTTTATATTTTCATTTACATATACAACTCCGGCGGCTACAATTGGAGCAACTGAGTTTGCTCGAAGAACTTTATCTTTATTTGGATTGAGTTCTTTTATACTAATTCTCATAAAGCGTCTTAGAGTTTGGATAAGAGGCTGACCACTGCTCCTCCCTTCAATATATATCGCTCTCAGTTTCCATTCTTCTACCACCTTGGTGACTACCTTTTGTAGATTTGGAAAATCTAGGCGCTCTAAGACTACATCTAATAAATATAAACGTTGTTCTGCTCGTTCAAATCCCCAAATACAAATACAAGAATAATCCCCCTTAGAATCTTTTTCTTGATAGGCGGTATCAATAGTGGCGAATTTATATGAATATCTTTCTCTTAGATCCGAAAAATAACCCAACCAATAATCTTTAAAAATAGATCCAGTTTCTACAGTTGGAGAACCCTGATATAGTGCAGTAAAGTCTCTCTCACCAATATTTCTTCGGATCAAATTTAATGCCACCTCAGAGAAGAATTCCGGCCAATGAGACTCACCTAGTTTTCGACCAAGAGGATCATTTTCTTCGTCATCACAGATAGCCTTTACATTTAAAACTTTCCAGATGTCCGAAGCCGCCGCAACTAATCTGCCCGTAACATCATCGTGATGAAATCTAGTTCCCATGGAGATAATTGCATTGTTCGGTAGAGCTCGAGTTAAAAACTGAGTTTGTACCCAATTAAAAGTGCTGTCCATAACTGTCATCGAGTTTCCATCCGGCAGCAAGTCATCCAGCAATCCAATGCCGGGCAAATCGTCTTCTTCAATACTACCAAACCCAAATCCAGTTACGTTACCTCCAGCCGATGCCGTTTTAATTAATCCTCCCTTGTTTGTACGAATAGCAGTAAGATTACAATTTTTTCTTTCAATTATACACTCTGGGAAAATCCATATAAATTTCTCAGAAGTTACATAATCAAGAACGGCTCTGGAGTTTTCTGTACTCAGGTTTAGAGCATATGAGCTCATAATGAATTGAGCCTTAGGGTTTCTTCCTATCTGCCAAGAAGGTAAGATTCGACTTACCAGTAGTGATTTACCAGTACGGGGAGGTAAACTAACGACGGTTCTAGTGTAGTCAGGGTCTCCATCTGCAATTTTTTGAATAAAGTCACATAGAAGTTTATGAACTTTAAAAGGTTTAAACTCGTTTTCTGTAATAAATCTTGCATAGGTAATAAAATCGGTACGACATTTTAAACGAAGAAGTTCTCTTCGTTCTTCAGCATTAAGAGATTTATATCTCTTTGACATCATCTCAACAGTTTTCTTTTCTTCGTTCAGCTGCTGCCTGTTCATCCAATAAAGTTTTAACTAGGGTATTAAAATCATTTAATCCAGTTTCTTCGCTAAGCCTTTGGAGGTCTTGAGCAGATATAGATTGTCTTCTTGAATCAGAAGAAACCGGTGTGTACCCTTTCATAGAGGGATCTCGATTAGCGGGTATACCTGTTTGTTCAGAAATTCTTTCTTGAGTTAATCTTCTAAGTGTATTCTCGTAATTCTTCCTGAATTTGGATAATTTTTCTTCGGACTCCCCATTATCCTTTAAACCTATTTTTTCAAAAATGTCATTAATCTCTGCATCATTATCGGTATGTACCATATCGGACATAGCTTTATAATATTCTGTATTAAATCTTGAGGTGTCATTATTCATCTCTTCTAAATTAAACGGAGTATCTACGCCTGAGTTCTCAGAGGATCCGGGTTCTTTTTCTTGTTGAGAGTCGTAAGATTTTCCAGGTTGAAGTTCTTTCCATAGAGATAATCCTAATTCAAGAAAATCTTTAATTTTTTTAAGGTGCTTAGCCCAATTTGCGGCTCTAAAATTAATTAATTTTGTATGAGATTTAATCATTTTTTTAACTGCTACAGCAGGAGCTTTATAAACTCCGGAAGATCCTCTCTTTGTTCTATCAAGAATCTTTACCATAGTATATAATTCTTTTACAGCATTAGCGGTATCAGAAAGAGTCTCAATTACTTGATCGTCTCTTTTTTGTTCAAAGGCAGAATCAAAAAACTGCCCATCAAGGAAAACTCGAAGAATTTTTTCTACACCCGTGAGGTTATTGTCGGTTATTTTAAACCCATGTTCTATTGTTTTCATTGAATAAGAATACTCATTCATAAAATCTGGCCAATCTGCAAATTGAGCAGATTGAGAATGGGCTCCAAGTGACCCCAAGCGGGGTAGTTCAAGTATTGCCGCCGTAAGATTTAGAACATTCTGAGGGATTAAACCAGCACCCAGCTGAGTCGTAACAAGACCAAATGCATTAGATAAAAGGTTTCCATTAGTAAAAGAAGGGTCAGGTCTACCAGAGCCGCCACCAGAATAATAACTCGAAGACGAGTTTGAAATTACTGTTTCACATTTTTCTTCTTCTAGAAGTCTTATTCCATTTTCAGATACTAAATGATCAGTTTTTCTACATTTGGGGTCACAAGGACAAGAAGATTTTAAACCACCAAGACCGAAAATACCTAATATCGGAGAAATTAAACCAGTTATAGTATCACTTACTCCCAAGGCTCCAAGAATACTTGTGATACCCAGTCCGCCGCCGCCAAATAAATTAGATAAAATATCTCCTTCTTTAAAAAGAACCCCAAAAATTGTTGAAGCTGTTTTGATAATTCCAGACCCGGGGATTAATCCTAATAAATCTATACCACCAAAGTCGCTAAGAACTTGAGAAATTCCTCCCAATTTACCAGAAGAAATCATTCCGATTACATCTCTTATTCCGTTAAAATTAAGATTTATTCCACCTAGATTTAAATTAAAATTTTGAAAAAACTCACCTATATTAAAATTAGAAAGATCAATTGAACCTAATAGATTTTTTATAGATCCCATTAATCCTGGGCCGTCTTCTCTAAAAAGGGAATTAAACGCGGAAGCTATTTGACTTGGAACATTATTCCAATCAATCTCTAACAGATATGGTGCTACAATCTCTCGAATAGGAGCAGGAATCTTATCAATATTATTTACAACCGCCGCATCCATCAGCCCCTGTAGCCCATCTGAGAATAAACCAATCAGTAGAGACCTCGACTCAGGAGGAAGCAAATCTAAGTCTCTTCGCTCAAGAAGATTAATAATAGATTCCTTATTAATTTCCACCTACAGCCTCCTTGATCGTATTTATTATGTTCATAATTGTTGGGATATTGCCAGTAAAATCTATCTCTGAGAGACTAGTAATAACAGCCTCCGGAGCAATAGATGAGTCTTTATTTTCTATAATATCCTCTGTAGATATAGTTGTTTTTGCAGCAGGACGAACTGGATCTCTTTTGAATTTAACCCACTTTAAGTTATTTTTTGATTGATAGCGCGCGCATACAATAAGTTCAGAATTTAATCCGTCATCTAAAAGCGCCATAGCTCCCATAAAAGATTCTGTGCACGGCGGCAGATTTCTCATAGCATAAATAGGCAGACTATTGCCCGGCATCCACACATATTTTTCTCCTGGCTGTTTTCTGCAAATATACTCCGCTTGTGGAAGTGACCGATCTTCAGAATATAATCTTCTTTCTCCCTCGAGTGCGGGCGTACATTCAGACCATCTTTTGTTTGTTCTAGTATCTCCTAAAAGAGTATTATCTGTATTAGATTCACCGTATTCTCCTATACCTAATTCTAAAGAGTTTGTAATACTCTTCCAGGAGTACAATTCTTTTTCAAGAGAATCTTGATCTTTTTTATCAATCGTATTTCTTCTTATACATACCTTTAGATCAACTGATATTGTATTTGTAAACAGGATCATCTGACCTTGTGAAGCTTTATTACACTCTGGTATTGATTTATTTACTCTTGTATCAATAATTGGAATAGATAAAGGATTTCCCTGTATAGCCGAAGATTCTGGTTGGTCTCCTATAACTCCAATGAAAATTCCATCAGCCTCGTTTCCATCTAAAAATATAGCAATTCCAGATGTGCCAATATATTGTTCAGGTACTCTTCCACTACTAAATCCTAGTGTATATAACCAATCAGATACAGCAGAGGGGTGCGTAGTCGGGAAAATTACTTTAACTCTCCCTAGGTTATAAGGGTCAGAAACGCTATGAATTATTGCTTTTTGTGGATAAATCTGACTTCCATATCGAATTTCTTTTCTTAACTGAGCAACCTCTTTACTCAGTGAGGCCACCAGCTCTACTAGATTAGAGGTTTGCATTCAAAGTTTAGATAGTATATAGCAACTTTAAACAGCTTTTATACTCTAGGGCAATCAATATAATCGAAATTATCTATAAATTCAGGTTTCAGGAGTTGATGGATCGAAGAAAATATCATCCGCAGCGGTATAATCAGCCGCCATATACTGATATTGAACTTTAATATTCGTATAGACAGGCATCCAATTTTCTACAACATAAGATAGTTGATTCCATACTTCGTCAACTCTTGAGTATTTAAAGCTCAGAGGTATTACTGTATAAATCTCTTCCTGAAGTGGAGTTATCCCCGCAAGTAAAGGATTTTCCAATGAATCTACATCGGCGGAAGTTGCAGCTTGTGCTGGACTTAATACGATGGGGGAGGAAATTTTATTAATCTTAGAAGCATCTAAGTTATTATTTATTCTAGTAATTCTTTGATTTAAAAGAGTACGAGTTGATTTAATTTTTTTGCCGTTATTATCAAGAGTAAAAGTTCCTGGTCTGAGCGGGGGAACTGTATAAATTATAGTTTGTTCATTATCGACAATCTCTTCATTTAGATTAGAATCTTTTATATCAAAAACATTTAACCACCAGATTAAGTTGATCAGATTTCCTTTTGTTTGAAATAACCCCAACCATTTTTCTTTATTTATTAGAATTTTAGAAATTTCTTGGGTCTCATAAAATTCTAGTCCTGTGTAAGGATCTGTCTGTTTTATATATTCTGAAGGTTGTTCATCTATCCATTTAACCCGCCCCCAATTATCCTCTCCATCAATCCAATTTGAATTTTCAGAATTGAAAGGAAAATTAGAGACTATCTCGCCCTTAAGAGTTTTATATCCAGAGTCGGGGTCTATAAGAGTATCTTCAGACCACCCAAATGCATTTAAAAGAACCGCTCTTTTTATTTTATCTGTCCAAGATGAATTCCAGACCCCCCCAGTAAATCCTAAAAGATGTGAAATCCAGTCTAGAGCCTCGGAACTACAAGTATTAGGGTCTAGTGTTTTATGGTAAAATAAATCGGCGGCAATTTTAGAATCAGATAATATAGAAGCAGCGCCAGAACTAATCCATTGTGCTATATTTGGTTTGATATCTTCTTTATAAGATATCCAGGAGTTTATATCTTTTGGAGTATAAAAAGGGTCTTTTGTTAAAGGATCGCCACCAAATCTAAGTATATCTTGAGGATCTTTTATCTCTCTTGGGAGGTATTTATATGCTTCGCTGTAATTTCGTATGGTTACAACGGTTCCAATTTCAAGATCATTATCCAATCTAACTCGATCACTTATTTCGTCTAGAATAATAATCTCCTCATCATTATTTCTATAATTTTCAGGTAGACGAGAGTATATTGGATCTGCGTGAGGATTGTCAAAATCTAAAAGTTTCGATTGACTATATCTTCTTGAGTCTACGATTAAAATAGATTCTTTGTGTTCATCTAATATATCTAAATAATTAGATAAAAGCTGGGCGGCCGATAAATTTATATAAAAATCAGGTTCAATCTGTGAAAAAATAAATTCTCTCCAAACTTCTCCTAAAGAATATATATGGGATACTATTGATAAACGAATACTCTCATCAGCATCTTCTAATAGAGAACTTTCTATACAAGCTTCCCTATATGAGCACTTTTTAATAAATGCCGCGGCAGCTACACTTATTTTAATAGAATTTCTGGAATCTATAGAGAAAGAATTTATAATTCTACAGGACTTTGTAGCTGGTTTATCGATAATTAAATCATCTACAGAATAATAAGAGCTTGGATTACTTTTTAATCTCTCTTTTGTAAAATATTTCAAAGGTTTCTGCTGTTGAGGCTCTGCTGCAACAGAAAAAGTATTAGAGCTCTGAAATTCCCACAATTCGAGGTCTTCCTTATATTCTACTTCACCAATTATACATTTATTTTTCGGGCAAGAAGTATCGGTATGACCAGGATCTGAGCATACTAATTGAAAAGATTTACAATTTTCGGTTTCATTTTGATTTAAATCTCCAGAAGAAATTATTCCATATTTTCCATTTGCCAACTTCTTTGAAACATATGTTTTTGGCGGCGGGGCTTGTTTAATTAAAGAATTGCTGCCGAGCTCAAATCTCCCTAAAGAATATTCTGATCTTTTATTATTCTCAGCATTAAGATCAAAAATAATACTGAGAGCGGAGCTTTTATATCTGGGGTCTCTTCTAACTATATATGGAGAATCCCATACTGTTTTAAATAGTGATTTCATAGAGCTCATCAAAATTATATATAAGAGCGTTTCCAGCGGTATCTATAGTAACCACTTCGAGTTCATAAATTTTAAATGTTTCAAGAGGCTCAGCAAAATAAACATCTGTCGTATCTTCTGCATCAGATAAAAGCTCTTTATTTTTTCTTATACAAATATTCGTATCCAAATCTCTATAAGAGTCAAATAGGGGGTCGCAAGCATCTGTAAAAAGATCAGGATTATCCCCCTGAGGAATTAACAAATATAACTCATATCTAGTAACATTAGAAATACTCGATGAAAATAAAATTCGATTCAATCCCCCCGAAGTAGTTAGACTCGCTCCAAGGCCATATGTAGTGGGTTTATATTCTTCAACTAATAGATCTCGAATACTATAAGCTACGGTATCACTAGAAGTTATTCTGGAATCGTACTCCGCCGTGAGGGAAACTTTGATGGGCGTATACGTTGGTTCTGTTATAGAAATAGTCACACCAAGCGGAGATTTTTGTCGCAAAGAATCAAGAATTGATTGCTTGACTTGTGTTTCAACCATGTCTGCGCTATTATAACCTATTACAAACAAGAGTTGATTGGCAATATTTTCCTCTAGATTAGTTAATTCTACGATATCTAATTGAGGCAGAATATTAAAAATCTCATTAATATAATCTTCTTGCGTCACAAGTGAACGCCTGCGAAGCAGAGAAAAAGCCCTACTTTTCATTTCTGCAACGCTCTCAGTATCCTCTCCACCCTTACCTGGAGAAACGTTATAAACAGATTCTAATCCAATAATTGCTTTATTTATAGTAGTCAAAGAACGAGGGGGAATATTGTAGATAGATCCCCACTTTTCTGAAACAGCCATCCCACT